ACTTGCGACATACAACTCTTTGATTGCAGGTATGCTTGTATCTTGTTCCCACATCGGCGGCAACGTATCCATATCTTTCACTTTTTTGATTGGAATTGCCTTGGTATCATTTACAATTGGCCTTGCACCACAGTGTGCTGCACAGAAATCTCCATTGAACACCGGTTTTCTGCAAAAGACAGTAAAGGCGCCATTCTGTACATAGGCGCGACAAGTTGATTCCTGAACATCCTGTAAGATGACTCTGACAGAATTTGCCGAAGGCATGACGCGTTTCTGTAATTCCTTTGCAGGAACACCGAGAATCTTTGCCAGCTCCTCAATGTACTTTTTGGATTGTGTCAGGAGAACCGCTTCGAGATTCTCCCATAGAATGCGAGGGACTTTGTAGTTGTATTTCGCAGATGTCTCTATAGTCTGAGCCATGCATGTAATGGTGAGTGCAATTTGTATCATGCAACACAGATGCTTCAATTTTTATTGTCTGCGTCTGTAACGAGTGGTATGTTTACGTCGTTTTGTATGATGACGTTTTGTTTTACCACGATGCGTCTTGCTATAATGGTGCCGTTTAGAACGGTGGACACGTCGTTTAGTATGCCACTTTTTCTTAGATTTATGTGATGTAATATGTGATAAAGCGCCTAACAGATATTTATTAGAGCTTGTTTTTTTATAGGATGGTGACTTTCTGTGTGATGGTGACTTTCTGTGAGAAGATGATTTTCTGTGAGATGATGATTTTCTGTGAGATGATGATTTTCTGTGAGAAGATGACTTTCTGTGAGATGGTGACTTTCTGTGAGAAGATGAACGACGACTTCTCTTTACAGGTGCAGTAGACATCTCTTTAAAGAATCCAACAATTGCATCCTTTACAATTGGATCAAATGATGCAAAAAAGTACAAATGAATATAATATAAATTCATTTTTGAAGCATCTATTTTTCCATCTATCTTATCTGCATCCTTCTTATTACATAATAAAAAGTGTACTTTGCATACAACATCTCCCTCTTTTGAAACAATTACATCAGGTGCAGTCATTTCTGTTGGAAATTCAACGGTGTAACCCATTCTCTCTATCAATTCTGTTAAAGTGGTCATATCATTTTTACGCAATGTAAAATGATGGCCCTTGTGAGGTACTACACGCATAATAATAGGAGTTACATCAATACGAGTTACACCATCCGCCTCTTTTTCATTTTCCATATAGACGGTTTCGCCTTGTGCTTGTGAAATGCCTTGTGAAACGCCTTGTGAAACGCCATTTGTACTATTCTTAAATGAAGGCGATATTTCATCTGGTAGCTCTATTGGCGACCGATTTGGCTCCTGATTTTCTCCTTCTATATCCTCTTCCTTTGGAGAATTATTAAAAGTATTAAGTTCATTTGTTTGCTGTACATTTGTTACAGGGTCTACATCATTTAATGCATTCGTTACAGATACATTTCTTTGGGGTACATTCGTTGCAGGTACATTCGTTACAGGTACATTCGTCGCAGGTACATTCGTTATAGATTCTACTTGGTTTATTTCAGGTACTTCTGTTTCAGGTACTGATAATTCAGGTTCTAATAATTCAGGTACTAACGTTTCAGGTACAGTTCCATTAGGCTGATAAGATTTCACTTTATTTGATACATCTACATCATTTGGCTCCGCCATTCTATTCTATGTGTACAAATTATCATAATCAATATATACACTCTTACTAAATGTCATGGTTACGAACCATGAAGAGACCTGCGCTAAGAGTGCCACCTATTATGGCAATACAGCCAATTACCCCTAAAATAGAGATAAAAGAGGAGTTAATAGTTAATAACGCTTCAACTAAAGTAGCGGATGCTTCAACTAAAGTAGCCGACGCTTCAACAGACAGCAAAAAGCCCGCTATTTCCAACAGTATCTGGGGTCCCGCTCTATGGCTTATTCTTCACAGCGCATGTGAACGGATCGGAGTCCACAATATGAAAAAACTACCTCAAGAAGAATCCCGCATTTGGCTCGGACTCCTTCAACGTCTACGATACTCCCTTCCCTGCCCACAATGCAAAAAGCATTATAACGCTTTCTTTTCAGGTAATCCAATCACCGTTATTACACGAGACTCTGTTCGTAGATGGCTCTTTCATCTTCATAATCAGGTAAATCAACGTCTGGAGAAACCAGCCTTTTCAGAAGAATCCCTTCCACAATACGAGGCAATTTTCAATTTTTCACAGCAGTATGATATCGTACAAGGACAGATGTTGGCGGCGGTTCGTCAAGGCTGGTCAACATATGATGATGTTCAACAGACCCTGCGTATCTTAACAGAAATGAAATGTTTTTATGATTTTTTTTAATATGAAAAAATTGAATTGACAATTATGTGATATGATAGTTACATCAATGATGGAAGAACAAGCACGCAATGAGACAACGATTCAGCCTGTAGAGAAATCTATAGTGCAACCAAAAACTAAACCACTCAAGAAAATCGGCAAGCCAGTTCTTGCTGCTGCGATTGAACCTACTACATTATCTGTTATTCCAATTTCAGATGAGATTCGTACAAGTCTTGGTGTAAACTTTGCTAAATGTGTAAAGGGATATCATCTTGTAAATGATGATCCTGTAAAAGAAACACCTTGGGAGGATATTAATGCGATTGTTTTAAATGCATCGGGTTGTAATGTACATTCACAAAGTAATGGTTCTCATAAGTCTGGAGGAGATTTGTCTTGCTCTCTTGGTAATTTCTCAAATAAATCAACACAATATGAAAATGGAAATAATTCCTTCAAGATTAGTTCGTATAGACTTACAACAGTATGTTCCGATAAGACACCTGGAAATATTGAGGACATTATTACAGAAATCAATGATCGCAAAAACTTTGCATTCTATTCTATTATTGTAAGGAAAGAAACTGAACAGCAAATTCTATACGAATGGTATCTTATTCCAAGTGACTTTCCTGCACTCAATCCTGCTTTTTATAAATGGCATCCTAAACTTGGAAAAATAGGTAAAAATAAAGGTGCTATAACTGGATGGGAAACAGATATGCTGAATGGTTCTAGCATGTCTATTACATTTAGTATGTCTTCACAATTATGGATTGATGTACATATCACAGATGAGATTAAACAATACATTATTGGTTCATGTCATATAAATCGTGGTAGAAAGACCAATTATATTGAAATATATGAAAAGTATTCTTCTGCTATTTAACTATATTATTCCTGTTGCAACTTCTTCAGTTTGCGTCGTCTCTTCAAGCCTCTGATTAATTAACTTCACATATTCTCCATTCAATTCAATACCAACAAATGAAAGTCCATTATTTTTTGCTGCCACACACTCACTTCCAGAACCAGCAAATGGAACAAGAACATATCCATCTGTGGCAGATTGCTTACATGAACGTATTAGTTTATCGCAGAGAGCCAACGGCTTTTGTGTTGGATGATCTACACGCTCCTTCATACCTGCACCACCCGCAAGGGCAGGTACCTTGATTACATCTCTCGGCAGTGCCCCATTCGCATGGGCTGTATATGTGGTATTCTTATCACCCTTTGAGAAACGCCCCTTTGTTGCCTTACGTTCTTTTCCTGCCGCGCCCTTGAGAAATCCATCTGTGTAGGCTTCTCTGATATCATCTCTATGAAATACCTTATCTGTCTTCCACAAAACAATTATACTTTCATGAGAGCGTTGCCAAAAGTTGAGAGAAGGTACATTTTTATTGGTATAATGCCATACAATCCAGCGCCGATTGATATGGTGAGGGACTTTAGAAAGAATAAGAGCAAGGATTTCACTAAATCCATAGATGAACATTGTGCCGTTGGGCTTCAATATACGGATGCACTCCTTGATCCATTCTTCACACCAGAGCAAATATTCATCCATGGGTTTCTTATCACTGTCATTTCCAAAATCCTTTCCAATATTATAAGGCGGATCTGCGATAATAATCTGGGCAGAGTCATCTTCAAGTGTCGGTAAGATGTTAATTGTATCACCGTATAGTACGTCTTGACGTAGCGTGGATTCTATAACTATATTTGTTGGTGGTACAGACGCATCTGTTAATGGCGCGGATGCACCTAATAGCGGTACAGATGCACCTAATAGCGGTACAGATGCACCTAATAACATTGCAATTAGATCAGTCTTTTTCTTACCAGTAATACCCTTAATATTACGTTCCTTGCATAATACTTTCAATTCGGGAATAGTCTTTTTAGAGTAATCCATTTCGTTGCGTATAATACTACTATGTTCTAGATATTCAATTTTTAATAGAGACATATTCAATTTATTAGAGCCTAATAAGGAAATATCAACTTATCAATTCTAGTCCGAACACAGAACAGACGATGCATAATAATTCCTAACAAGAATAAGCCAAGCAGAATATAACCGAATCGATATGTTGGATAAAAATAATGAATAAGCAATGCAACTACTATCGTTGCAATCACATCAACAACTGCAATGTCTGCAATACGATATGCATGTACACCTTGTGCCACTTCCCCAAATAGATTTTTGTATTCACAGAGCATCTCTTGAAAGTCTAAAGAAAATACGAATGCATATTCGGACAATGTAAAGAAAATACGAATGCATATTCGGACAATGTAAAGAAAATACGAATGCATATTCGTATTCGGACAATGTAAAGAAAATGTTCCCATCATATAGAAGAATGATTATCGGCTCACACGATTCCTGTGCAGAATCACCTAAGAATCCCTGCCTATGTATATGCTGGCCATGGGCTAAAACTCAATCACTTTCCTTGGAAGATCAGTTTAAAATCGGCGTACGTCTATTTGATCTCCGTTATCATTTAGAAGATGATACCTATTATATAAGCCATACCTTCAGTACCAATTACACTGTACAACAAGCATTAACAGATTTGGTATCATGCGCAATGGATTCAGAAGAATATGTGTATATTCGTCTAAAACGTGACAGCTCTTCTGTTCCACTACCAGAATTTGGCACTGCATTAGACCGTATTATGATTAATAGTATATCATTGGGAGAATATGTTGTGCGATATGATGGACGAATCTTATGGGACTACATGAATAAGAAACCGTATAATAATAAATGCATCATTATCTATTCAGATAATGATACCTTGCGAGATGATAATGTAGTGTCTTCCTGGATCTTTCCGCAGCTATTTGATACAGTAGAAACATGGGATTGCTCCACAGTAGATGATGCTATTCAGCGCATCCACGATAAGAATTTTAAACAAAATGGTTTGCCAAGGGCTATTTTTGTTGATTTTAGCGGGCTGTATCCACCAAAAATAGCATTTGAGTATGTATGGGAACAAGTGAAAGATATGATTGTAGAATCAATTGTACGTAAAGAGATTGACTGTGTGATGGTAAACTATGCTAATCCTGAGATTGTAAATATGTTGTATGTGTTGTCATTAGACTAAAGCTTGCATTTAGTTAAACAGGCAAGCTTGAATAA